TGAAGAAATTATTGAAACAGGTGTTAGTGAAGTTGATGACCAAGTATTTGATGCCTATAAGAGAACTAGACTTACAGTTAATCTTACAGGCGGTACTGGTGCATTTGTTCCTGGTGAAATCATTTACCAAGGTACTGATGCAGCTAATGCTGATGTTCAGGCCATTGTACATACTTGGAAAACAGGTCAGTATGTTGATGTAATCCGAACAGAAGGTACTTTTGTGGCCAATGTTCGTGTTAAAGGTGCAGAAAGTAATTCAACATGGGTACTGGCAAATTCTAATGATAAAGTTACTCTTGATAATGCCTTTGAAGATGTTGCCGATAATAACCGTATTGAAACTGAATCTGATCTAATATTAGATTGGACAGAAACTAATCCATTTGGTGGTGATTAATGTTAGGTCAATCTCATTTTTATAATCGCACAATTCGCAAAATAGTTGTTGCTTTTGGTACTCTGTTTAATGATATACAGGTTCAGAGATATGCAGGCACAACACCTAAAGAAATATTTAAAGTACCTTTGTCATATGGTGCAAAAGAAAAATATATGACAAGGTTAACTTCTGATCCCGAATTAACCAAATCTATTGCAACGGCTGTACCTAGAATTTCATTCGAATTAACAGGTATGAATTATGATGTAGGCCGTAAGCAAATGAGTATGCTTCGCAATTTTTCAGCAAATACTACTACAGCGTTTAATACTCAATATGCTCCTGTGCCATATGATTTTAATTTTTCAATGTCAATCTATGTTCGCAATACAGAAGATGGTACTCAAATTTTAGAACAAATATTACCATTTTTTACACCAGATTTTACAGTCACGGTTGATTTTATTCAACCAATGGATCAAAAGTATGACATGCCTATTATTCTTAATTCTGTAAATACAACCACAGATTATGAAGGTGACATGATGAGTACCAGATTAATTACTTGGGATTTGGAATTTACTGCAAAAGGATATATTTGGCCTGCTGTTAAAAGTGGTAAAGTTATTCGTCAAGCGAATACAAATATATACTTACAGGCTAATACTACTACATACAATTTAGCAACTGCAATTTCTACAATACCTGATCCATATAATGCTATGCCAGATGATGAGTTTGGTTTCTCAGAAGAAAGATTTGATGAAACTTACCTCATAGCAAATACTGGTGAATATTTAATAACCGAAACAGGCCTCAGAATAAGAGAATAAAAATGGCAAGTAAAACAATAACACAATTAACCGCTTTAGATACTGTATCAACAAATTTAGCAAATACTCTTTTTGTTGTTTATGATACCGAAACTGGTACAACTAAAAAGGCATCACTATCACAAATAGATACAGCCGTTGAAAGATCGATACAGAATGTAACCTCTGCTGGCATTTATGCTAATGCAGCTTTTGCTAGTGCTAATACAAAACTTTCAGCTAATGGTGGTACAATTACAGGTAATTTAATAGTAACAAATACAATAACATCCTCAAATATTGTTTCTAGTAATATATTAACTGCAAATAATTTAACTGTTACTGGTCTTTTTACTGTTGATAATGTTGTACTACAATGGCACACACCAGTACCTTTAACATCCAAAGGTGGTCCAGGAGATTTAGCAGGTTATATTTCCATTGATAATGATAAAATATATCGTTGTATAGAAAACTATACCAATGGTGCAAATAATATTTGGGTTTATATAAACTTTACTGGTGGAACTTGGGGTTAATTAAGTGAAAAAAACTAATGAGAAGTTATCTGAATTATTAAATGTAGAACCAATACCTGTACATACAGAAGTAGTACCCATATTAGATCCTATCCAAAACGATGCAGAGTTTGCTCGTGAAAATATCCGTGATTTAATTGCTAAAGGTAACGAAGCCATAGATGGTCTATTGCATGTTGCCAAAGAATCAGAACATCCAAGAGCATACGAGGTTGCCGCCAACATGTTAAAACATTTGACGGACATGAATAAAGATTTAATGGAAATACAAAAAAGAAAAAGAGATTTAGAACCTAAACAATCAAATAATATGAATATTGATAAAGCGGTATTCATAGGATCAACAGAAGATTTAATCAAGATGATTAAGTCCAATAAATAGGAATACTATGGAAACATTAATTGAACAAATGAAAACAATTTTAGGTACAACTTTTGGGTTGTATTTTAAAGCACATGCCTTCCATTGGAATGTTGAAGGTCCTGATTTTGCACAATATCATGGATTCTTAGGAGATTTTTATGAGTCTGTATATGGTAATGTTGACCCTATTGCAGAACACATTCGTGCTTTAGATTCATATGCTCCAGTTTCATTAAGTAGAATGATGGAATTATCCGATATTGAAGAAAAAGATTCTGTACCAAGTGCATTGGCCATGATTGAAGATTTAAAAACTAGCAATGATCGTTACATGGTTCATTTGCGTGCTGGCATTGCCGCTGCTGAAAGTGCCAATGAGCCAGCAGTAGGTAACTTTTTACAAGATATTTTAGATCAACACCAAAAACATGGCTGGATGTTAAGAAGTTTTACAAAATAAACGATGGCTATTGATGATGGTTACCTAGGTAACTCCAGTTTAAAAAAACCTGGTGCTGAAATATCGTACACAGAAGAGCAATTAATTGAAATTGCCAAGTGTATAAATGATCCCATTTATTTTATTAAAAACTATGTTAAAATTGTTAACGTAGATCGTGGTCTTGTGCCTTTCGAAATGTGGCCGTTCCAAGAAGATATGGTGCGAGATTTTCACAACAATCGATTCTGTATTGCAAAGATGCCACGACAAGTTGGAAAGACAACCACGACTGTTGGATATATGTTGTGGTCTGTTTTGTTCAACGACAACTATTCGATTGCAATTCTTGCCAACAAAGGTTCTCTTGCTCGAGAAATTTTAGGTCGAGTACAGTATGCCTATGAATATTTACCTACTTGGATGCAGCAAGGCATTTTAGTTTGGAATAGAGGTAATATTGAACTAGAAAACAAATCTAAGATATATGCTTATGCAACCTCTGGTGCAGGTGTTCGAGGTGGTACATATAACTTAGTATTTTTGGATGAGTTTGCTTTCGTACCTAATAATATTGCAGAAGAATTCTTTACATCAACCTATCCAGTTATCTCATCTGGTCAATCGACAAAAGTTATTATTGTTTCAACACCAAATGGATTAAATCTTTTCTATAAAATGTGGAAAGATGCCACAGAGAAAAGAAGTTTATATAAACCAGTTGAAGTTCATTGGTCTATGGTGCCAGGCCGTGATCAAAAGTGGAAAGAAGAAACAATACGCAACACCTCAGAAGAACAGTTTAGACAAGAGTTTGAAACAGAGTTTATTGGTTCTACTGCAACACTTATTTCTGCCGCTAAACTTAAAGCTTTATCATACGAAACTCCAATAGAATCGTCTGATGGTTTTGATGTATATGAATATCCACAAAAAGGTCACATGTATGTTATTACAGTAGACAGTTCAGAAGGTGTTGGTCTGGATTATTCTGCATTTTCAGTAATCGATGTTACTTCCATACCTTATCGACAGGTGGCAAAATATCGAAACAATAAGATACCAACATTGATCTACCCAACACTTATTTACTCAGCGGGTATGAAATACAATGAAGCTTTCATACTTGCAGAAACCAATAACATTGGCCAACAGGTGGTAGACATATTGCATTATGACCTTGAGTATGACAATATATTTAAGTTGGAACACCACAATATTAAAGGTCAACATATTTCCGCTGGTTTCAAAAGGTCGGTTTCTTTTGGACTTAGAACAACCACTTCAGTAAAGAAAATTGGTTGTGCCAACTTTAAGGCCATGGTGGAGAGTGATAAACTCATCATCAATGACCAAGACACTTTGTTGGAACTATATACCTTTTCAAGAGATAAAGATACTTACAAAGCTGAAGAAGGCAATCATGATGACATGGCTATGACTTTGGTCATGTTTTCTTGGTTGGCTGCACAAAGTTTTTTCAAAGAAACGACAAACGGAGATATTCGTAGGCGATTGGTTGAAGAACAAAACTTATTGGTCGAAGAAAATATTGCACCTGTAGGTATTTTTGATGATGGTATCAAAGAAGAAGTTGTTGACGATGGTAATAATAGATGGTCTTTTGTTCAAGACCGTGGATATCCATCCTCAATTCTATAAAAACATAAATACATCATAAAAACGCATATCAGCCTGCAAATAAAGGAGATTAAACTATGGCTTTTCAACTATCACCAGGCGTGAATGTTTCAGAAGTTGACCTTACTAC